CAGCAGTATAATGAGGGCTGAGTCTCGCAAGGTCAATAAGAATGCGAAAACTAGCAAGAACCAATTGGGAAGGCATCCGGAGATCGTACTTTGAGTAATCACCAGCGAGAATACGTTCATCCCCAAATTTGGTGATATAACGGTGCAACTGGTCCCACTCTGGTCCTTCTGAATTCAATCCTACTGCGCACTCACTAACTAGTGGGAACACAGAAAAGAGTCTCAAAATCGGAAGGAAGTACATGCGAACCCCCAATGCTAGAGCGATGGGTGAGGCCTGGAAAATACGGACCTTGTCTTTGTCCAACTTCACCGCCTCATCTTTAAAACATGCCTTGAAGATCTGTGTTGTTCGCTCACCTCTGCGGTAAGCATTGCGTAATCTCTCAAGCTCATCCCAAAATCGCGATTCGATGTCTTTGGGGCAACGATGTTTTTCAGAAACTGCATCAAACATGACATTGGATTTTGGGCCAGTCAATGGGAATCCGATAGCGGTCTTGGATTTAATGGCATCTATGTACTTAATGCCGTCCTGGCCACTAATGGTATCTATCTGCGACAATGGTTTGGCATCCATCACATACTTCTTGAACAGTTGATTGGACGTTAACCTTGTCCAATATGAATTAACCGCATACATAACTGCAGCCGCATCAAAGCCTATGCTCGCGTGAGATGACACTTGAAGAGCCGCAGTCCACTTGAATCCCTTGTTGAATTTCGGAGGTCCCCACTTCTGGGGTACTCCACAGATTTCCGATATGTGTTCTGATAAAGGTGATGCGAGTACTTCTGTTCGCGGAGAGGATGCCCCAATCACAGTGCCCAGAGGGCGAAAATGGGGTCCAGTCTCATTTTCCTTAGTCAAGAATCGAAAGGGACTACGCTCATGTAAGTTCGTTCCAGTGAAGAATTGCACATCAAATTGTTCCACTTCAAAAGGAGTCAAACTCTTTGATAAAAGAACACCTGTCTGCTCACTGAGGGTTTTCCATGCTTCCCTGTACTGTGCTTGTGTCAGAATACCAAGACCACCACGATTAGTTCCGGTGGCACCAGCCAAATGGAAACCAAGAATTTGCGGTTTCGCATTATCACTAAGCACAGTGGCCATACACATGCCTTTAAAAGTATCAACAGGTAGTGTATAAGTGGCTCCTTTATACGTTCCAGCGCCCTGAGCATCAATTTCTGCTGCCCTAACTGCGGGCAATTTATACTCAATAGCATCCCCACCGGCATCGCGATAGTACATGCGTGCAGGCGAATTGGGTATTCCATCCAGAGGTAAATATTCTGACAAGT